TAAAGACAGCTAAACCGTTAGCTAGGTGAACTGAACAAGTATTTCCTGTTGCTGTTGCGGTAAATTTTACGGTCTGAAGAATTGCATTGCGGTAACTTGTTTTAAAAACAGAGTCTGCATATGTAGCTGTATTTCCACCAACTCCATCTGTTGGATATGCATCGGTAGCGGCGGCGGTTTGCGTTACCCAGTTACACGGTTGGTTGTCGTGAATGTTTTCGGCCATAGCTCAGATTTCAGGGTGCGGGGTTTGCGACGGTGTAGGGAGAAGCCGGAACGCCAGGGAGGTAGGTTCCCACGGCACTCAGACCTGTTTGCAGCGGAGGCCCGTACTGGTGCTGGATCATACCATCTCGTTCGGCAGCAGTAAGGAACAAAACGCCCGTGTATAGCGCTTGCAGGCGAGCGTCTAACGAGCCTTGATCTTCCTCCTCGTAGCCTCGAGCAAAGGCACGCAGGATTTGGATGTACAGCGGCTCAATGTACTCAGGGATGTTGATGAAAGAGGACTCGTCGAGGTTTGCGGGAGGAGTCCAGCCAGCGCGGTAGTACACCGTCAGCGCTTGGTTGTCGGTCGTGACGGGCGTGGGGTATAGCTCCAAGATCGGCAGAGGAGCGCCGCCCGTGGGGTTAGCGCGAGAAACAAGCGAAACCCAAGTCATCGCCAAGCCTACGCCGATGTTGTGCGAGCGCAGGCGCGAGATCTCGTTGATAGAGGTAATCCTGACGCGATTAACAAGCCCCTGGGTGAACTGGATAGAAATAAGGTCGCGCAGGTCGGAGGGGCAGGTTGACCACGACTGACCGCCTGTAAAGCCGATATACGCCGATTGGCGCTCTAGCCACTTCCACTCGTGCATGGTGCAGAGGAACTGGCCCGCTTGGTTGATGACCGTCATGGGGTCAATCGTCTGCGAAGGCAGAGCGTTGCCTAGCGTGTGGCGGATGTGATCAACGCAGCGTGCGGCGGTTAGGGTCATAGTCGTGTGTGTTCGGGTTGTAGGGGAGACGGACGCGCCGCCTCCCCCAACTTAGCTATGTCTCAGCGTTGCATTTGGAAGCCGTGGTAATCCACGGTCAAAACCTTGTCTGCGGTCGTTCTTTGCACACCCAGCACAGGGTACAAGTCCAAGCCAGCGAGGCTGACCGTAGACTTGGCTACCAATGCGCCGTTGACAAAGAAACAGGTTTCGGATCCCGTCCAGCAGATCGCCAAGTCAACGTAGGTGTTGGCAACCAACGACAATCCTGTGGAAATCGTTGTGCCAGCAGTAGCCAGCGATGCACCTGCCGTACCAATAGCGCCGTACTTAATGTCGGCGGAGGTAATGAAGAACAGCGCTCCCTTGCAGTTAGTGCTAGTAAACGGGTTAGCGTTACCGGCTTCCATACCAACGTAGATACCGTCAGTAATAGAAGCCGATTTTAGGCGCACCGAGTAAGTAAACGCCTTGCCAGCCGAAATACGAACCGGCATATTCGTGCGAATACCGGCATTACCGTTAGCTGCGCTACCGGTAATAGTAATAGCACCGCCAGGTTCACCAGACGTTACCGCTGCAACCGTGTTGGTAGAACCGGTTGTTGCCGTGCTGTAAGCCTGTGCAAGAGTAATTGAGCCAGACACAAAGTCATCCCAGAACGAAATGGCGGGAGTAGCGCCACCAGTCAAGGACAACGGTTGGTCAAGGCCAACTCCGGTAGGCAAACCTACAAACGGAAAGTAAAAGTGCTTGTCTGTGTACATAGTCTTATTCCTTTCCTATCAGTAGGCCGAGTAGACCTGAGCCGGAGTCAACGTGGTCGACGGGAACGAACCCGTAACCGTGCCAGGAGTGATGATCGCGTGCGTGTGACGCGCCGTGCAGACGTTGTTGAAGTAGCTGTTGATGTAAACAGTCTTCGTGAACGGCTGGTTGAACGGCGACATCGGCGGCTTGCGAACGAAGTACTTGTCCTTGTGGAACACAGTCTTCAGGTACTTGGCGTTGAGCAAGTAGTAGCGCGGGCCGCGACCGGCAGCAAGGGAGTCGCCTTCGGACACCATATCATTGCCACCAGCAGTAGTGTTGAGATACAGCGGAGCTGCATCCAACTGCGGCACGTACACGATTTCCATACCGGCGTACATCGGGCCGTTGAAGGCCGAGTCAGGGCTAGTACGGTTGGTGTACCAGTCTTGACCTTGACGCAGCAGGTCGGTCATCACGAGAAGACCCTTCTTCGTGGTGAACGACGCAATGCTGTTCCACGTGTTCGGCTCGAAGTAGGCTTCCTTGCCAGCGGGCGGACGGAAGTTCAACTGCAAGAACGCATCGTCCATCGCATTGATGACGTTGCGAGCGCCGGCAGTCGGCTTCACGGCGGGGCTGTCGTAGCCGATCACTCGGTTGCGCCACTTGGTTTTGCCAACGGCGGTCGGGTTGATGGTTTCAACAGTCGTAAACGCACCTGCACCGCCAACATCATTAAACAAGCCGTTAGCTTGTTCGTTGATGAACGCCGGGATGGAGTACGGCTCTTTGCCAGCCGCAGCTTCCATCGTGCTTGCATCGGGAACCGCCCACCACTTGGTTTCCATGCCGTTGCAGATCGAGGTCTGCACGCGCATTTCCAGCTTGGTGAGGAGCGACTTGTATTGCATGAAGCGAGCGTCTTCGGTGTACGAAGAGCCAGCGTTCAACGCTTCTTCTTCTTCCGTCCAGCTATAGCTGTCAACGGCGAAGCGCCACGGCGACGACCAGCGCGTAAGCACCTGGGGCATCGTCGGGGTCTGGGGGTCGTTGGGCTGATACATCGAGAAGGTGTTAGCTTCGTCGAACATCAACTCGTCGCGGATTTCGGAACCACCCTGAACGATCTCAGAGTATTCCTTACCGCGCACGAAGCGCGCCCATGAATAGTTTTGGAGTTGAGCAGCGTTAACGAACTTTTCCGGCCCCGTAAGGAGCAGCGGGCCAGTCGCTTCTGCCCAGTCGGCAAAAGATACGATTGCAGGCATTTTTCAGTCTCTTGTGATTTTGTTAGTAACCATCTACGCGACGACGGGCCTCAGCACCTGTCAAATTCTCATTCGACATAAGGTGGAAGATGGCGCGATCACGGCTCATACCGTTAACTTCGGTTGAACCGCTCCTTTTGGGGACGCTGGATTGCCCTGCGTTGCGTTTTTGGTCGATTGAAGTTCTTTGCGCCTTGAGTCGTGCGTTGATCTGCTCCCTAAACACAACTTGGGCAGCATCGCGCATAGCAGCTTCGGCTCTCTCATTGAGATCGTCGATGTCTGCGTATGCGCCGCTTTCCGCAAGTCGTTGCATAGCTTGCGTCACTTGCACAAACCCTTCCTTGTCCCGTAGCTCAGGGAAGTCGGCTGACAACGTATTGCGTGCATTAGCCAATAGCATCTGAGTGCTAAGACCAGCCGCTACCTGCAACTGCTGCTCGAGTGCGCCGTAGCGCTCGGCAAGCGGTTTGGTAGCGTTTTGCAATGCGTCTGCAAAAGCCTCCTCAGCTTCGTCGCCCAACATGAAGGTGTCAGCGAGCTTCTTGGCAGCAGAGCGGATGTAAGCCTGTTCGGGTTGTTCTACAGCCTGCGTGGCCCGCGTAGACTCCGACTGGTTATCCGGTTTCTTTGCTTCCTTCGGTTCTGCCTGACCGTTCTTCTTGAGAGCGGCAAACTCCTGCGCCATCCGGTCGGTTTCGCTTTGCATTTTGGATAGCTGGCGACCCCACTTGAGCTTCACCTCTTCGGGAAGCCCTTCCATGATGTCCTTAGGAACCTTGGCGCGGCGCAGAGCGGTTAGGGCGCGTTCTTGCGCCTTCGCATCTGTGCCGTCAACTTCCGGCCCCTCGTCGTCTTCGGATTCGGAACTTGTAGGCTTAACCAGATTAGGCTCTGGCGCTGCCTTCGGTTTGACAAACTTGCCATCCTCACCACGCTCTTTGCGCGATTCGGATTGCTCTTTAGGTGCAGCGTCTTTCTTAGCGCGTTCGAGCGCTTCTGCTTTTACGGATTCCTTTTCCGCAAGCTCGCCAGCAAGGCGATCATAGACGGCACGCGCTTGTTGTTCAGCGCTGGGTTCTTGTTGCGTAGTCGTTTGCGTTGTATCAGCCGTTTCCGTATTCATACTTGTATCCTGTTTTAGCTGAAAACTCGCGGACTTCCCTCATGTTTTGGAAACACGGCTTGCCTGTGCCAGGTTCGTGATGTGGCGCATCTGGATGCCACCGTGGCAACGAGTGCGACACAAAATTAGGCTCAAACAAACGCACCTCTGTTTTGGATGTCGAGATGATCCGCGAATACTTCTTGCCCTTGTGCGTGATAGTTTTGCCAATCTTCGGCGCTTTTGTCATCGGGTATTCCCGAATAATGATCTCGCCGTCATCAGCTTGGAATTCGTACTGGGCCATGATTATGAACCGCTGCTAGGCTTTCCTTGGGTTTTAGACTTGGTTGGATTCACACCTGCACCAATCGCCTTACCAAAGCCTTGGTTTTGAGCGAGCTTCGGAGCGTTGCGTACTGGTTCAGGTTGACCGCCGCCGGGGCGACCACCCATTTGACCAGCACCGCCGCCCGACATCATCTGCATTTCCATATTCATGGAAGCCATCTCAGCGGCAGCGTCAAGGTTCAGGTACTGATCGAGGTCAGGCATGTTGAAGGCTTCGCCCCAACGCTTAAGCCACGACTTCCAATCCCAGAAAGGAATGGACATGACAGCAGGCAACATCTGCATGACTGCGTTGCTAGCCGCAATCATCTTCTGCACTTCGCTGCCGTCGTTGCGGACAGCGTCGATGTGGATCTCCAAATCGTCAAAGCTCATGCCCGAACCTTCTTCGTCGGTATCGGTCATCTGCCCCAGCATTTGGATCATCGCGTCGCCTTGGTCACGCGGCATATAACCCGCCTTGACGGCGCGGCGAATGCCTTCGGACATTTGCTCAGGCGATTGACCGCCAACGAACACGCCGTACTCGCGGCCTAGCGGCAGCACGCTGCGCTCGTCTTGGTCGAAGTACCACAGCACGCTGCGGAACAAGCGTTTCTCAAACTCCACGAACTTCATGTCCACGAAGCCTGTCAGCGCCGAGCTAGCTTGGGCAGCAATGGCGTTTTCCGTGGCCGTGCCTGCACCGCTGACTTGACCACGGACAGCATCGCCCATGGCAAGGTTGCGGTCTACGCGCCCGCGAAGCTCAAACTCGCGCATTTGAGCGTCCTGAGATGCGCCGCCAACTTCAATCTCGATAACCTTGTTTTTCTCAATGCCGCTAACTGCAACAATGTCACCGTCTGGCGCAGCGGCCAGCTTGTTGATCATTGCGGGCTTCAGGCCATCGACCAACGCAAGGGTCTTGCGGCGTTGCGCAGCGTTGTTGTTAGCACGAGCTTGGTTGTTTAGCTCTTGGATCTGGCCTTCGTTAGCCGTTAGCGCAGACAGCGGCGCAGACTCGTCAGGCACGGTGTACTGACCGCCAACGATGTACGGCCCCCAACGCGGCCCAAAGAACGGCCTGGGGTCACGCAGGTACGCTGCTTGGCCTTTGCCGTCTTCGCTGGCCCACGCAACGGTGAAGATCGTGCCGTGGTAGCGCGTCTTTTCTTCCTTGGACATACCGCTCCAGAAGTCATCGTCTTCCGGCAACGTGTACTCAGGAACCCAAATTTCGTAGTAAATAACTTCGTTACGAGAGGGCGTTTCACCGTACTCGTACTTGTTACGAAGCCCTTTTGCATCAATGTCCGTAGGAACAGACTCAATGTTTTCTTTGATCCACCCAGATTTTTCGTCTTTTGCGTCTTCTAAGATATCGTCCTTGTCGCGAATCATTACGTGGTACATGTACCGCGCTTCTTCGATAGACAACGACAACGGATCCCAACCAAATCGACGCGGCGACAAACGAATCGCCTTCGGGGTCATCACGGGGTCTTCGGCTTGCTCAAAGCCCGTGCGTGCGCCTTGCGTGACAATGGCGACAGACCATGCAAAGCAGAAGTCAGTACCGAGCTTTTCGCGCTCGCGTTGGTAGTTGGTGTCTAGGATCCAGCGGTTTCCTGCATCTTCCAACGCTTGCACTCGAGCCTGGTCGCGTGCGGTAGACAAACGAATCTTAGGCTCAATAGCAGTAAGACGGGCGACAGTATGCGCGACATACGAGTAGTAGTAGTTTTCAGGAAAGTATTCCTCTTTGCCTGAAAACCGACCATAA